AATTGTTCTTTTTGCCACTCATATAATCTATAGGTCATATAAGCGTCAGTTGCCGCATATAAAGCAAAAGTTTCTGGATCTACAACCGCATATTCAATATCCTCAAAAAGATATTCAATGTCGTATTTTTCCTGAGAAGGATCTATCTTATCAATATATTGATACTTTAACCCAGATCTTTCTTGTAACTCATTTTCATTGAGAATACGAGCCGCAATCATTGTATCCCAATAGATATCTAACTCTACTTCACAGGTACATTTTATAACCGAATAATCGAATTTTGCATTATGCATAATGATTTTTGTATCTTTTAATCGTTTTAATTGCTCTGCAAAATCTGCTACTGTAATTTGTCCTGATAATAAATCTTTATTTTTGTTTTTATGATTAATCGGAATATAAGCTCTTTTCTGACCTGGAGTATAAATACAAGGACCCATTAATTTACAAGTTAATGGGTCAAGGCTATTATCCGTTTCTGTATCTATTGCTATAATACCGTTTGAAATCGCGGCATCGAAATATTGCTTTAATTCATTTTCAGATCTAAGTAGAATAGTATCATTTTTATATCTACCTAAAATTCTATTTACTTCAGCTCTAATTAATTCTAATTTAGAATCAATAGAAACATCTTTCTTTACGTTTTTTGATTTAACAATATCCGATGCCGCTTTTGTATTAATTTTTTCAACAATTTTTTTTGCTTTTTTAGGAGTAGGTTGAATAACAAACTCTTCTCCCCAAAGTGATTGAGACATATTAGTTAATAATATCTAACAGGTCTTGCTCCTGGGTTTGGAGTTGCCTGAGTAATAGTAGACTGAACTGGAGGATAAATATTAATATCTTTACCATCCTGCGGTACCGGTCTTACATTGAGTTGTTCTGGAATAGATTCGATGTAATTAAATGGAACATCATCGTCTTTATTAGATACAGGAGTATTAGTTTTAGCGGTTGGAGTTTCTGGAAAAGCCCCTGTTGCAACATATTCTGCCAAATCATCAAAAGTTTTATCCATTACTACATTTCCGACTGCTTTATAATCCTGAAAAGCATCTGCATCAATGGGATACATTTCTTCTCTATAAACCTGAGGATTTCCATACAAAATAGTATACGTAGTATCCATACTTCCAGCTTTACCATTACGTCTGATTTTGAAAATGCAATTAGACAGCGGTCCATATTCATCAATCAAATTTTTCAGAGTAATAGCATAAGAAGCAGTTCTTTCCCAAACCTGAGGCTGGGCTACGATATTTCCATTTTCATCCTTTTCGTAATTAATAAGATGAATATAGAATCTCTGCTGAATCTTCTGTCCTGATCTGCAAAGAGGACAATTATCCAACGATTCTCTTGGGTCTCTGATACAATTTACACGTCTAAATTTTCCTCCTACTTGAACAGGATGAGTAGTTACAAGATCAAAGGAATCAGTAGAATCATGCAAGAATCTAACAACTGCTTCATCTCCATCATTTTTAAGAGAGAAAAAACCTACCTTAAAATTAGGGTTATCGGAATCATTTCTAATCTGATCAAACTGAATCTGTGCCATACTTTCCTCCTTAAATTAAATGATATAATAATTATATTATATTTCTGTTATAAAATCAAATATTATTTAATAAATTATCAATTTCTTGTTTGGTACAATCTCCACAATCTTTTCCTTGAGGCATAATAATATCTGTAACGAAAACATCTTTACGAATTAAATTTTTAAATCTCAAAGCGCCTTTTCTTCCTGCTTGATCATTATCATACATAAGAATATAATTTCGAATACCGGTACTATTTAGAATCTGCATTTGATATTTTGATGTACCAGCACCGAATAAAGCAATTGCAGGATATCCATAAACCCACATTTTTAAAGCATCAAATTGTCCTTCGCATACATAAACCGTTGAAATATTCTCCTTTAAAATAAAATTTAAAAGATATATACTTTTTGGCATATTTTTTGGAAGTATAAATTCTTTACCTTCTACTGAACGTTTACAAATACCGATTAAGTTATTATCTTCGTCCCAGCATGGAAAAGTAATATAATCCCCTTCAGGGGTACATCCAATTCTAAATTTCCTAATAACCTCTTCGGTTAATCCTCTTTCAAACATATAAGGATGAAAATAACTATATTCATCTAGTATACTTTCATCTAAAATAACTTTATCTTCCTTTTCTTTTTCCAAAGTTATTTCCGGTAATAAATCCTCTTTTACTTCTTTGGAATAGGCAAAATGATTTTTCATCCATACCATAGCAGAACTATAATCAATCCTTAAACAAACAGAAATTAAATCAATTATAGATCCTTTAGCTCCGCATGTGAAGCAGTTATACACTCCATTCATAGAAGAAGTTGAATCTGATATTACACCACATGATGGATGATTTTCATTATGGTCACCATGAAAAGGACAGGTTACCATTATGTTTCCGGCACTTCTATTTTGTTTTTTTAAATATTCTCCGTTTGTTTCAGTTCTAATTAATTGTAAAATTGTTTCAACGGTTGTATGAAAAATTAAATTATGAATTTTAATCATTAAAACGGTTCCTGTTCAAATTCTTCATATAATTCTTTTGACCCTTCTCCTTCTAAAGCATTTCCTTCTTCTGGTACGTAGACAAAAGTTCCTTCATTTAAATTTACAAAATATTTTATAGATTTTCCCATTTCTGAATCTCTTGATTTTATTAGAGATACTGTTAGTATTTTATCTTTTTGCTCAAGAAATAGCAATATTGTACTATCTTGAGAAATCCTATCCGTCTGTGCTACATTTGCAGTAGTTGCTACCCCATCTGTTTTTTCTCTATTTTGTTGAGAAACAGCAATAATTGGAATCTTTTTTAGTACTTGTAGATTTTTTAAATCTCTTGATATATTCGAAGCTCTTGTTACCGGATCTTTTGCTTTTCTGTCATCTTCCAGCAATGAATGCTGATCGATAAATAAAATATCTAATGATTCTTTTTCGATAAAGGCTCTTAAAGAGGTTACTCCTGCCACTCCATTGATCATTGCAGGAGTTAAAACTTTTAAACAACCGACATACCGATCTTTTAGAGAATCTATATGTTTTTTATACTCATTTTGAAGATCTCTATTTCCTTTTGTTATACCATAATTAGATAGATGAGAAACAAGGGTATCAAATCTATACCCCACCTTTTGTTCACTCATTTCACCTGAATAGATACCCACTCTTAATCCTTGTTCCAACGCTGCAATAGCACATTTCAGTAATACCCAACTTTTGCCTACCCCAGGACGTGCTACAATTGTTGCTAACTCTTCATATCTATCCCAACCTCCAATCAATTTATCTAATTCATTAAAACCTGTTTTAATAAAAAATTTAGAAAAATCATTACATCTTTCCAAATAAGAATCATATCTAGAGGTATCTTGAATAAGATCTATACTAGTTAGATGTCTGGATTTAATACTATCTTGAGACGAATTAATATAGAAGTCTAGCGCTTCATTTGTTTTGTCTTCATTAATTAGTTTTCTAATTGTATTGAAAGTTTTAGCTAATTTTCGTTTATTGAGATCTTCATATAAAGCATCGATTAGATAATTTTCTGACTCATTAACTTCAACTAAATCAAAATCTGAGAAAGTAGCAAAAAAGGTAGCTTTATCGGGTACATTGCCATAGGTATTATAGTGATTTTGAATGAAAGTAAATTCATCTACATAATCACTGAAGAAATCAATATTTAGATTATTATTTAAAACAATTGAATAATTCTGGGTGGTTAAGATGTAACTTAAGAGTTGACATTGAATCATTCTGGTTGACCTTTTTCTTTATATATTTTTAACCGTCTTTTGTCTACTCCTGTAAAGCATAGACAGACAGAATAATTAATAATTCTACTATATAATCTATCGCCAGCATAAGAATGTAAAGCATCTGGAGGTATGTTTGAAGTAAATATATTACTTTTTCCAGAATTCATTCTAAGATCTATAATGGATAGAAGATTCTCATGCTCAAAGGAAGTTGCAACTTTAGTGCCAATATCATCCCATATTACAAGGTTAGCTTCTAAAATATTCCGTTTTATATAATCAGCATATTCATTCTTATTGGAAATTGTATCTTTAATAGCTAACAAATAAGAAGGAACGCTAACAAAAAGAGCTTGACAAGATAGATCGCATTTATACCATATTGAATTAATATAGGATTGCAATAATCTAATAGCCCAAGCAGTTTTACCATTACCAGTAATATTTGAATATAAATATAAATTTTCGCCGGAAGAAACAAATTCTTCTATTCTATTTTGTACCTCACTTAAATAATGAAAAACATCTTCATCTGCTTTACTTTCATCAATGTATAAAGATTCTTTTTTCCATTTATTAGAAGGTAATAAAGACATAGCCATTAAAGATGATAATTTTTCGTTTTTAATGCAAAAACTGATATTTTCATTACATTGATTTGATAAATATTTTTTGCAGGTATCTTTAACCCAACAACTCATTTTAAAATATATCCTTTGCTAATTTAATCTCTTTAGGAGAGGTAGTTGTATGTGTAGAATATATTGGTTTTTCTTTTTCATATGTATTAACTGCCCATTGTAGATCCCTATATCCATTAATAGCCGCAATTTTTAAAATATCTAAAGCAACATCTAGATTTCTGCTGGAATATTTATCAATAATATCCTGTCCAGAAGTAACCGCTCTTTCTGACATCCAACCTTGCCGATCAAAGACTGCATCAATCCAAAGGGTATAAGCATCTCTTAATTCAGGGTTAGTAGTATGAATATAACTTTTTAAATTTCTTTTCATTGCATCTTGTTTTGTATTCTTCTTTTTAGTTAATTTGCTAAGATCGGTAAGCGTTTCTTTATCTTTTTCTTCAAAAATAGAGTTTAAAATATCAAAATTAATTGTAATAACATCTTTATTGATAGAAATTAATTGTATTGCTACTAATCGTTTTTCAATATCTTTTTGTTGATCAAGAGATAAAAAAGTATTTTTTAAAACCACATTTCTATCTAAAATAAATTGATTATCCGATTGATTATCTAAAATATAAGTTAAATAAATAGAAACATCT